GTTAGTCCTTGTTCTACCGCTATCGTTTTTATTCTCTCGCACTCGTCTGGAGAAAAAAGATCAGGCGTTATCGAGATAGCCATACGTTGTACATCTTGAGGAAATCATCGAGACGTAGGAGGCAAAGTGATTGACCAGTGGTCATTTGGTTGCGGCGATTGATGACGATAGGCATTTCGGGAGCGTTTGTTTGAGTGATGTTGCGCTCAGCTTGGCGCATAGCGTCTAGGAAATTTAGTTTTTCAACACGCTTGGCCTCAATGAATAGATCGGGGGTACCAAGTAGGTCTGCCCCGCCCGACATCTGGACGTTACCACCCCCAGATAAGGGTGCTCTACCTACGTTAGTGAGGGGTGTGTTATCGTTGAAATACTTTGCAAGTTCGAGTTCGTAACGACTTCCCTTTCGTTGTGATGCTGTTGTCATCTAATCATTGTATCCGAATTTGATTCGGCAGGGTCGGCAAAAGTACCACCCATGAGGACGATCTTTACTATCTCCGCAAGACATGCAGGGACGATTCCAGTTTTTTACTTTGGCGTGGCGCTTCACTTGGTATTTTGCTCCATCGAAATACTCTATTCCTTCACGCATGAGAATTCTTTTCAGGGTATCGACACAGCAATTAAAGTGTTGAGCAAGCTCAGCGTAAGAATGATCTTTGTGATGATCGCGCAACCAACCAACATTCTCAACAGTTACAATAACGATTTTAGGCATAGATCCCTATAAACTCAACGAGTTAAGCGGGATCATATCATTTTGGATAACCTTACACAACTTTAGGGGTTGATCTTCTCGTCAAAAAATGATATAAATTGCGTATAGCGAAAGCGATTACAAGCAACCCCCCGCAGGGGGGTAGCTTGTTCAAAAGCGAACGACGAGAGCGACAGCAATTTATATCACACTTTATCCTTCTACCCCCCCCCTAGACTACACACGCGCTGATCTTTTTATGTTATGAGTGAGAAAGAAGACAACCGCAAAAAGTATCCAGAGATAGCACGTCTCATAGACACTCTTCGCTCTGTCTTTGGTGAAGATACTAGAGTTATCTCTTTGGAAGTTCAAGCCAGTCGCGAATCATCGACTCAGGACGCCCCAGACGATCAGCAATAACGCTTGCTTCCTCACCGTCTAGCGCAAGATCTTTCGCTCGTTGCTTGGTTGAACGACTACTGACAATCATCTTCTCGTCTGTGTGCGTGTTGATAGCATAGCCAATCCACTGCACCCTGTCGTGCAGATCTGTCCACTCCCTCACCTTACCGTACCTTATCTCCGTCACCATATATATAGTGTGGTGAGGAGGTAACTTCGCTTGCAACAAAGGCCAGACAGGATTGTCATAGTCTCCATCATAGAGTGCGGCATTTTGTCGCGCCGTTTCTTTTTCCTTGAACACTTGTGCAACTCTGATTTGTGTTTCCAATACAGTCAACTGATTGGTTGACCCTGCCTCACGACCACTTCCTGTATCACTTGGTTTGTTTGAATGATGAATCAAGATGACAGCTAACCCTGCGTTCCGCAACTTCACTGCCAACTTGTTTACCTTTGCCCATTCCTCTGCGCTGTTCTCTTGCAGTGCAGGATACGCTGACCTGACTGTGTCGATAACGACCACGTCAGGCTTAGCGAACTCAATCCACCCCTCTAGTTCAATCAAACCCTCACGCTTGTGCAAGTCCATATCCTTATCGTCGATGAATGGCGTCCAAATGTTTAACCTATCTCCTGTGTTGCCATGAATCTGCTTCATGTCAATCAACCTTCTCGCTACTGTTGCCATCCCCATTTCAAAATCTAGATACAATACCCTCGCCGCTTTGCCAATCTCAAAACATCCAAAATACTTTTTGCCAGAAGCCAGTGCCGCTACCGCATGTTGCACAAACATGCTTTTCCCATGCCCTGCATAACCGTAGACCTGTACGATTGTGCTTGTTGGCAACCAAGGTTCAATCAAGTACGTCTCAGAATCCGCTTCAGCCAGTAATGCGTCAGCGTCTTTCATCTGAATCAGCTTTCGAGTACGGTGCTTATCCGTCTCTGGAGCAGACTCACCATAGACGTAATCGCCCCCATCATTAAATCTCTCAGGGTGATTACGCTTCTCCGTATCTTCCATGCTCTTAACTGTTGCTTCAAATTCTTCTGGGCAAAGAACATCCTCGAAAAACTCTCTCATAAATGCGTGTCCACGCACCCTCAACTCTGCACCAAACACCCCTTCTAGAACACACTCGCTGACATAGCGCATCACTCGTTCGTTTCTTCCATTGCCTAAGCCCGATGGGATCTTGTGTGATGAGGGGAAATTATCACGCACGAATTGTGCTGTGCGATCCCACTCGCTGACGAAATCCCCAACGGCTTTGACGCTTGATAGGTCTAGTGCTTCAAACGAAAACTCTGGTTCTGGCTCATCCTTTATCTTGGGCGACCAATCTTTCCATACTGGCATCTCGTCCCAATCAAAAACATGTTGCGCGTAATCCCACTCATAGTTTTTTGATGGAGGGACAAGGGCGTAGCTACCATCGCCTCGAAAATCTAGGCCGTCGATATGAGGCCAATCGTCTTTTGCTGTGACCCCTGCCTTTGGCCCACGTCTTTTGCCGTCTCTGGGATGGGTGAAATATAAGTGCTCTCCTCTCTTCGTCTTTGCTTTGATTGGGGATCTCATCCCCGAATCAAAGGCGGCGTGAGACGCATCTTGATTATCGCAATCAACAACGACAACTCCGCTAATAGATCCTGTTACTAAAGCTATTGAATGATTAGGCCACTTTGTCCACCAAGCTGTGACTTCTTCCTCTGTAGGTAATCTTGTTTGAAACTCACGCCACTTAATAGCAGGACGCTTGCCGTCGGGCTTGATGGGGATGACTGACCACCCACGCTCAAGGTATTCAAGCGCCGCATCAAGAGATTTCTTCATTGTGTATCCTCAAAATATATATCTATATTAATGTTACGGTGACAGTTTGATTTGATTCGTTCCAGCATCTTTAAACTGACAGCGCCAGTACGAATCCAGCGATATGGTGCGGTGCGATATGTCTCTGCAAATTGAGCGGCAGGAATTATCCCACCAAGGTCATCGACCATTTTTTTTACATTAAATTTTTTACTCATTTTTGTTCCTTAGCCCTTGATTAGTTCACCTGTATAATATATGATACAACTTGCAATGTCAAAAAAGTCATACTCAATTTAGAGATGACCATAAACAGGAGCAGCAATGGAAACTAAAGAAGACGCATGGGATGTCTTAGGCGGGACATCCTCTAGTGCAGAATCATCATCACGTCTAGACACATTAGCCGATCAACTCTTGACGATGCAGACAGTGCTTGAGAATTCTCAACAAGCCTGTAAACATTTGTCTATGGAGATCGCTAATCACTTTGATGAAATACTCGGCGTTCAAGAAAAAGAGCTTACTAATTTCACAATAACCTGTACGCACAACGAGCGGTGGATATGGGATAAGGCTAAAATCCAAGCACGATTCGACAACGGTCTTTGTCCGCCAGACTATGTGAAAAAATCTCTTACGATTGATAAGAAAAAATATCAATCACTCCCTATAACTATTCAAGGTGATCTGCGTGATGCACTCACGCGCAAACTTGAGCCTGCTAAGATTAAGGTGGTGAAACATGCTAAAGATTAAAACGACTGCGGATCTACAGCAGAAAGCACCCACCAAAGTATTGCTCTATGCTCATCATGGTTATGGCAAGACGTACCAATGTCGCTATTATGCCAAGCGTTATGGGAAAGGATTGATTATCTCAGGTGAATCAGGATTAAAATCCCTTGAGGATGTGGATATAGATTATGTAGAGTTCACTTCATGGATGGAATTTGAAGACATCTACCGATACCTTAGTGGGCTTATCAAGAATGGTAATTTTGCTAAGACAGGGTATAAGTGGATCGCTATTGATTCCTTAACTGAGTTAAGTGATCGTCTTGTTGAGATGAATGAGGATAAATATAAAGGTAAAGATGGGGATATTGATCGGAGCAAATCATTTGCTATGTGGGCAGAATACTCACGCAGAATGATAGGTGTCCTTAAATGGTTGAGAGACTTACCTGTCCACGTTTATATGTGCTGTCTAGCCAAGGAAGAGGAATCTGCCAATGGCTCATCAAAAGAATTTTGGCCAATGGTTGCAGGGAGCAAGACGCAAAAACAAATCCCTGCTCTTTTTGACCATGTTTTTTGTGGCAAGAAGGTGGAGGTAACTGATCCAGACACAGGCAAAATCACTGTTAAACGCTATCTTATTGCTGATGAAGTGTCAGGGTGGCATGGGAAGGTTCGTGATCCATACGGTGTGATTAAAGCGTATGAGGAAGAGTCGGATGTGACAGAACTTTTAGCCAGAATGTCTACGGCTACAGCTAAAAATCAAAAAGAAAAATGGAGTAAATAATAATGAATAGTCCAATAGCACAAAAGAATATGTTTGAAGAGCTTGATCTGTCTGATGCGTCAGTATCGTCTGGATCAAATTATTTATCCGAAGGCGAGCACTCAGTCGAACTTGTCAGTGTTGAGGTTATGAACACAGTGGCAGGCGACAAGGCTTTAAAGCTACATTTCGCTGACGTTAATGGTAAAGAGGCAGGACACATGCTGAATCTTTTTAACAAAGCAAGTGAGCAGGCTAGAGATATAGCCAAAGGACAGTTGAAAGGATTTCTTATTAAAGCAGAATACCCAACACCCGACACACCATTTCCAAATGGCAATCTTGATGCGATTGTAGGGTTGAAAGTGAACATCATTGTAGGGCTTGATCGCAATAAGAAATTTCATGAAGTGAAAAGCTATAAAAATTATAAGCTAAATGGCGCGACAAACACTGGCGTGGTTGCAGGGCTTGATGATGATGTACCTTTTTAAATATATAATCAACAGGAGTTACAGATGGAAATAGAATTAGAAGAAACGGTTGAGTTGAAGAAAGAGCAAGTGCTTGTGATGATCAACATCATGGACACTTGCGCCAAACGTGGTGCGTTTGAGGGTAATGAACTGGAAAACGTAGGTAAGTTTCGAGGGATCTTAGCGGGATTTGTTCAGCCACCACCAGAAGAAAATCAAGAGAGTGACTTAGCAGATTCTGAATAACTGATAATATAATAATATAGACAATGGAAATCAGGTTTCATTCTCTCACTCGGCATGTCACGCATGAAGCATGTCTCTTAAACAAGTGAGTTTCCTTTCCCTGATTTCAGCGCCCATCAGATTCGTGGCGCTTGGACGTAAGGAATCCAAATAACGACTGAGGGTGAGGGAGTCATAAGAGGTTCCTCCGAGTGCTTTGATAAGTGGCACTGTACAGACCTGACTTGCCTCACCAACTTTTTATTTTACAGGAG